AAATGTTTACCAGTACCTTTTACATACTGATCATAGAAACTGTATATAATAGACTGAACTTGCATGGGAGTTGTCGGGTTATCTACAAAATATACCGGATACTCCTTTAGCTGATTGGATACATTGACAACTTTTCTGAACGTTTCGTCGTCGAGGCTCGTTTCCGAGCTATACAAGGTAGAAGTCGTCTGCCTGAGCATTTTAGAAAGCGTCCTTCCGACTTGCCTAAATCCACCCATCTCTAATGAGAAAGTCAATACCACTATCTCTTCATTGGGATTGTAATCAAATAAATCAATCTGTAAGAGATTAGCCCAGCTACTCTTACCGCTTCCTGAAATACCAGCTATGGTGTAAACGGTATTTGGTTCAATACCTCCCATACACTGCTTATTGAATTTCTCCCACCTAGTCTTTAACGATACAATATTCTTGTTTCGTCTACCTTCGATGTAATTTATAGCCTCTTGGGCTACTACAGACATCGGACGTATAAGGTTAGATAAGTTCTGTTCCATAAGAATTTACGTTAGTATTCGTATCTTGCATTTCCTCCTCAATTTCTTCCCACTGATGATCAACTAACCATCTCCACATAGTTTTCATATAGCTAAGCTTTCCAGTCAACATTTTCTTATTGACTTCTTTGTCTAAGCACTCTATCAAGTGCTGAGCCATTGCTTCGCTTTGTCCAACATATGTTCCAAACAAATGCCTGCACTTGTTTACGTTTGCACGTAAATAGGCTTTCGTTCCATCTGGTCGCATCACATACACCGGGTACATATCATAAAACGTGTCAAAGTAATCTTTTTTAGGTTTTACCAACGACTTAAGCTTTTCCGTTGGTAGATATGTAATTGAATTTCCTCTCTCGATCGAGGTGATAAGTTCTTGAGAAGTTAAGTATGATATTTCGTCGTCGCTGATAAGGCTGACAATCTTGCGGACGTCTTGATTATTTGGTTGATTCTTACCCAATACCATACTTAGGAATACTAATTGATTTATGTTGATACCTGGATAATCCAGGATTTTTGTGTTTACTTCGATAATCATTGTAGGCTCTATTAGGCTCTTAAAACAATTCTTGTTGTTGTTCAGTAAAGTCAGCGATTATCTTTTTGGCGTCACTCATATAGGAACGATAGTTAATCTTTCGATCTTCTATCGGAAGGTCATCAAACTTATTCAAGATTGTTACTCCTGATTTCGTTAACATGTTTTCCGGGTTTTCTCCATTCTTTTGCTTAAATAGAAATGGCCCATTTATACTTGCATAAAATCTATTGATACGCTGTACAGGCTTATCGCCATGTATAACTTTGAACTTCTTATCTACTGCTTGTGACATTAAGAAATCCCGGATATCACTATCCTTCTCAATAAATTCTGTCACGGGTGTTTTGTTTACAAAATATGCGATTACAGCTTTTGGTATTACTACCGGAGCTAAGCCTTTACCAAGCTTATTTTTTGTAATAAACATACCTTTTTCTTCTATCTTTCCGCCTTTTAATACCCCAAAGTAGTCATTAATAGCGTATTGATAAAATGCTTCATACTCATCTATTTCAAAACCAAGTCGAGTAATTCGTTCAACCTCTTTGATGGACTCCTGAATTTCCATTTTAAGGCTGTTTTTAGCCCTGTAGACGACGCCGTCAGTATTGACCTGAATAATTTCACATCCCAACTGTAAAAGCCTGTCTACGAGCATTAAAAGGATTAGCTGACCGTTTATTCTAATCCTAAAAACATTGAACGGATCATACATCCAACTCACCTCCTGTTGCATCTTGCCTGTAGGAGAATTAAGCACGATCTTTAGAAACAGATTCTTAATGTTTTGACCAGTATGTTTTGCTTCTATTCGTTCATAATAAATGCCTTCGAATATATCACAAAATAGTTTCCCCAAGTGCCTCGGACCTAGTTGATACTTGATTAACAAGGAAGGGTACATTGATGTAACATCAGCATGACCAATGTGTTCATCTTCTTTTGGGAGGAATATCTTTGGTGTATGTATAGAATGTATTCCACCTACACCAACAGAATATACCACATTTGAGAGAACAAACTTCTTCTCATAGCCTTTGCGTTCTTTAGAATACACGACCTGTTTCTTCATGTCTTCTAGAACGTCTTGTAACTTTGGATTTTTGTACTTTATAAATGGCAGAATTACATCCTTTAGTGGAATATAATCCATTGGAGAACGCATTTCCTTTATAACGTTTTTAGGAATACCAGACTTCTTAGAATATTCTTCTAATAGAAAGGTTTCTGCCATCTTTACG